TCCTCATGTCTTGTATGATAATCATTAATCTTACCTTCATTAGTATTTACTTCATCACCTTTATGGTATTCATCATACTCTGCATGAACATCCTTAAGGTCTGCTTCACTATACTCTAACATACCATGATTGATATGCTCTTTACCATCTTTAGGGTCAAGATAAACTTCGTGCTCTAAATCGTGTTTTGGAGTAGTCATACTAGGCCTCCTAAGTACTTATTCATTATATCATGAATTAGGGGATTTAACACCGAAAGCATCTCTTACTAAGTTTAATCCAGTAAAAGCCTTGGTTCCGTCACCATAATGACATAAATCCGCTATCATATATATACCACTATCCCGACGCTTACTTCCAGTTTGGGTTTTCTTTGTAGTCATTTCCTCGAATTCACAATAAATCAAATCACCTGCATGTAAACTTAAATCTACATCTATAACAATCTCCGTAAACACATTCATCTTTTGTCTATAATTTTGATGTGACTGCTGGAAAGTAGTCTGTACATCATAATTAAGTTCAGCTGTCTCTTCTACTTGTTTCTCTACAGTTTGTTGTCCCTTTACTGGAGCAAATGCTGCTCTAGTTCTTTCAATACCAAATAGTACCTTCTCCCCATCAGCATTCGTTCTATATTCTTTATTAAGTACAGGTAAAGTTCTTCCTGCAGTAACTCCATTACCTTTACTCTTCCCCTCTCCATCCGTTTCTACAAATAATTCATTATACTTATACTGTTCTTCTGGTGCTAAATTTGGATTATAAACTTCCAATACAGTTCCTCTAGCAGATGATTCAAATTCTGCTAGAGCATTAACACTTCTTTGATTAAAGGAAAATAAAATCTTACCATCAGCAGGAGCAGGTCCACCCTCCCCATTCAAAGGAGCAATTAAAGGAAGTTCTTCATCTGCTGAAGCCTTTTTATTTTCAACAAATGTTTTAATGTCTTTATTAGTCATATCAAATAATTTATCAAGAGATTTAAAATGAAATCCCGTTGATGTTTGCCAAAAAAGATACCCTGCAGTTTTTCCTGTAGGACTCTTACCTTCTGAGGTTTGTACCTTTTCAGGAATAGCAAGTTTTTGAAGATCTAAAATCATATCAAAAGGATATCTTTCATTACCCCATTCATGATATTGATTCTCAGTGGGATCAATATCTATGCGATTCGCTGATCTTAAATCTCCCTTAAAGATAGTGTTCACAAGTTCAGATATCTTTCCACTATAGTGTCTCCTACACCTATTCCTAACCAGAGTATTATCAAATGCTTCTTTACCCACAGCTGTTATAATAAAAGTTTGATTCTGAAAAGATTGTTTAGAAGAGAGTACACTCGCTAATCTTAAATCTAAACCATCCTCATTTGCTAAACTCACCTTATTACCTTTCATATCTTCTATTTCAAATACTATTTCTTCGGTTCCTGTACCAAATTCACCATCCAATAAACCAACAGCCTCCCCATCCTCATCTTTATCAGGCACAGTATTACCAGTATCAGCCAAATAACCAGTCACTTCAATATAAGGAGAAAAAATACTTTCCCTATATTCAAGACGAGCAGTACCTGCCCTGAGATCTATTGTCTCTTCAGGGTTGATATTAGATTTAATCTCAAACCAATTAAATTTTAAGGATTCCTTTACTGCCATATATCTTTTTTATTATACTTCTATTGGCTGTATATATGTAGTAGTATTCTCAATGACCGTCATACCACCAGTACCATAAGAGGGTCGAGTATCTAACCCCGCTGCCATATCCTTGTCTTGACCACCACCCCCTAACCAATCTACGTATTCTTCTCCCATATCTCCTCCAGAAGAAGAACCACCACCACCGCCAGCGGCAGCTGCCATTGCACTCTCAGCAGTTCCTTTAGTGCCACCACCAGGTTTACCAGGGAAAAATGATTTCGCAATGGTAGGCATCAACAAAGGCATTCCCAAAGGAGTTAAGAATAAAAGATTAGGGATTTTAGTTAATTTACCACCCTCTACCCAATTTTTGAGAACGGGTATATGTTGAGCAAAAAATCCTAAGAATTCTTGCACACCTGGAAGGCCTTCTAACATTCCTTTAAGAGAAAAACCTTTATTCAAAACCTCCTTCCATGCCTTAGGAATGGGAAGGGGTCTCAACAAAAGTTTGGGAATTCCAGGTATTTTAGCATCTATTATTTGCTTATATATTGGAAGTTTACCCAGTATATCAGACAATATCTGACCTGGATTAATATCAGGAATAGGAACTGTTGGGAAATTCGCAATAAGATTGGTTACTCCTCTACCAAGCCAATCTTTTAGTGCTACCATTGCTCCACCTATTTTTTTGAAAGTCCAAGGCAATGCAGTCATCAACATCCATTTTGCAAACTTCAAAGGAAGTCCTGCTATTCCTCCTATTAATTTAAATAATCCTCCACCAAATATGAAATCCACAAACAGTTTACCAACATTAGCAGCCCCTTTAATAATTTGCATCAACAAACCACCACCAAAAAGATATTTGGCAAATTTTGCTATTCCCCCACCAACTGCTTTTAACAGACTTAATAATCCACCACCAAATATCCAATCCACCATTGCTTTACCAATCTTTCCTGCACCCGTAACCATTCCCTTTAAAGTTTCTCCTAATTGACTGGCTGCTGCACCCCATCCTTTTCCTAAGAAACCTTCATATAAGAAATCACCTATAAACATACCAATTCCTTCACCTATTAACATCCCCACAACAGGAATAGGTATAAGATTACCTAAAATACCTCCCAATGCTGCACCTATTCCTTTAAAAGCAGCTCTACCAATTCCTTCTCCTGATATAATAGAAATACCAGCAACAATCAAAGGACCTACAATAGGTATCTTTATTCCCTTAGCAACTTTTTTAAACACCTTTGCCATTCCTTTAATATTTCCCATCATTCCCTTCATTCCTTTACCAATTTTACTGGCATGTTTACCGAGTACACCTCCTAGTTTGTCTACTTTTCCTGTTACTTTTGGTGCTAATTTTCCTAATCTATTAGCATTCTTACTCAGAAATTTTTGAACAACTGGTGCTTTCTTACTAATAAGACTACTAGTTTTCTTAAATGTACTTTTAAGAGCCTTATCAGGCCCTCCTTTTTTGATCCAATTTCCTACATTCTTTGGTCTTAATTTACCAGCAGTTTTACTAATATTCTTACTAAGACGACCAACAGGAGACTTCCTAAATGCACTCTTTAAACCAGAAACTCTTTTTTTCTGTTGTTGAAGAAACTTAGCAGGTTTACTAGTCTTCCATTTTTTCTCTAAACTCTTTTGCCACTTAGGTTGAGTGCTTTTAAATGCACTTGGATTCTTACGTGCAGCTCTTTTTACTCTCTTAAGTGCCTCACTTTGAGACATACCCTGTTTACGGTATTGATCATATAATCTCTTTCCACTCTTACCAAACCTCTTATTAACACTTCTTTGAGTTTTAGTTAACTTAGTTTTGCCTGGTTTTCCTCCTTTTCCTCCTCCTGGTTTTTTACTGAATGCACCAGATCTTGCTGCAACCAATGCTGCAATCAGAGCACCATTAACTACTGTAGTAAATAACTTTCCAAACTTATTGAATAATTCAACGGCTCCTTCTCCACCGATTGCTTTAAGTCCAGTTTTTAAAGCATCTATTCCCTTATATGCTAAATCAATTCCACCCACCACAAACTCAACAAATTTCTCAAACGCCGTAATTAGAAACTTGGCAATGGGTCTTATTATATTAAAAATTTTCTTTAATAATGGCATCAATGCCACTAATTTATTAAGTATAACTCCAAAAGCTACCCATTGCAGCCAATTACCAATACCCAATCCTGGAATGGTGGGCATCTTCATTCCACTTTTAGATTCTTTAGGTTTTGCTTTCGGTTTCTCAATTTTCTCTTCTCTAGTTTTTCTCTTCTCTTCTTGTAATGCCTTTCTCTTATTAACTCTTTCTTTTTGTTTAGCACTCTGAGTATCTTTTAATATATCTCTTACTTGTATTACTTGCTTCTTGATAATAACTACATCCGAATCTCCTGTAGTTTTACTTACAGGGGCAAGATCCTGTGCAGCAGGAACTAACCCCATACTAGGTCTAACTGCTAATGCTCCACCCTTTTCTTCTTTTTTTACTAATTGACCTCCACGTTCTTTACCACCCCTATTCATCAATTTATCAGTACTTACCTTTTTCTTTCTCCCCTTTAAAAGACTTCTACCTAGTCCTCTTGCTACCATTCCTAATACCATCTTATTATCCTCCCATCAAATCAGAAATACCCAAAGATGATATAACCATTGATCTTTGAGAAGATTGTATAGGAATTCTAAACTGAGGAACATCAGAATTACTTCTAGTCTGTGCTTGATCCTCTTTAGGAATAGTAGGTAAAGTAATTGTTTTGTTCTCACCCTTTTGTACGTTGGGTTTTCCTGGTGCCATTTTTTCTGCCATTCTCTTAGCACCATCCAACATACTTCCACGTTTATCAAAATCAGTCAACCCCATAGTCATATGATCAACAGCACCTAATGCCCATCTCTTCCATCCTTGAGGTTTATTTACTTCCCCTCCACCTTGTAAGTATTGAACCAATCCTCCTGTATAATAATGATTAGTTTTCATATTTCTATAATTATTAATTAACCCTCCCTTATTAACCTCTACATTAGGTTCTTTGAATTCAGGTTTATTAGTTCCTCCACCCATCGCATTCATAGATTCCATAGTATCAACACCATACTGCTGAACTGCAGGAGCTGAGACAACAAATTCACCAGGAGTTAACATTGCAGGAACTGTACCTTCCTTGTCACTTGAAGATTTAGAAGAAGGAGCACCAGCAGCTGCATTCATATTCTCTAAAGTATCAGTCCCATACTTATTAACTGCTCCTTTACTCATTACAAACTCACCAGGAGTTAGCATCGCAGGAACTGTATCCTTATTACCACTTCCAGGAACTTTTCCACCTGTATTAAATCCTGTAACAGGTCCACCACCCTTCCAATGACCCATTTCTTTCAATTTTTCAGTGACTCTCTGAGGATTTAAGTGTTCCATATTACTCTCACGATCCATCTCCATTGCTGCATCTCTTTTTGCCATAGTTGCTTTTCCTGCATCACTCTTATTAAGAATAGGATAAAGAGTTTCTGGTTTAATACCTACCAGATTTCCCCTATCATCAGGATATTGTATGACATCCATAAAATTAATATTTTCATATCCAGGAACCTTACGTATCTGCTCAACCAATTGAGTCTGATGTTCTATTAAATCAGGCATCCCAATAGAACCACCAATATCAGTGTAAGTTTCTTCATCCTTTATTACTTCATCACCTTTTGTTATCACATGCTGTTGAAATTTTTCATCACGGAAAACAAACTGCTCTGGATATTTTTGACCCGTCCTATACCCAGTTTGGCCAAAATGAGATGTATCTCTACCTGCCCAATAATCTCCCTCTGGACTAACTGCTTCCCCACCTTTTTTAAAATGCTGAACTAAACCACCTTGATTATATTTCTGAATGAAAGTCCTAGCTACTCCACCTTCATTGTAATGATAAGTTCCACCACCATCTTCTTCATAAGGAGAAATCGGAACCACTCCTCCACCACTCATCTCTACTTGATTACCAGTTTCTTGAATTTCCTCTTTAGGTATAACATCTTTTTGTGGTTTTTCTTTTTTCTTACCACCCCCACCAGCCATTTTGGCTATGCCCCAAATAGCAACACCTCCCAACACAGCAGCAGCTGCCCAAGGATTTGCAGCAATAGCCATCACTAACTTAGGAATAATAGCCGTTAAAAGACCCACTACCCCTTTCACTAATCCACCTAAAGGAGTAAGAAATAAAAGAGCAGCAGTGGTTAATGTAGGCCACCAATCCTTGAAAAACTTTCCAAGACTCTTTATCTTATCCTGATTCTTAGGATTACCAAACCATTTCATTATTTTATTTAAAAGCACTCCAATTACAACAGTCTTGACGAAATTCATTACAGTATCCCAGATACTACTAAATGGTTTCACCATTGCACTAATAGCTTTTCCAATTCCAGCAGCTGCTTTTCCTACTCCTTCTAACTTATCCTCTCTTTTACCTCTTTTCTTTCGTGCTGCTTCTTTCTGAGCATCCCTTGCTTCCTTTCTATCACCCTTAAAATCTAAACGCAATACCTTTAATATATCATCAAGAACATCCCTTATTCCTTTCAAACCTTCTGTTTCTGCTTCTTTGTCATCTTTAGCTGCAGGAAGTTCTGCAGGTGGATCTACAGGTTTTGCTCCCCTAATAGAATCAGCTGAAATTTTAGATTTTTTAAATCTTATCTTCCTTTCTTCAGGACTCAAATATTCTCCTTCTTCATCTTCACCCATCACTCGTGATCTAAAATCATCATCCAATACAGTTCCTTTCTTTAAATCTTCTGCACTAATCTTTTTCTTCTTTGCTACTGGTTTTTTCTTTGGTATCTTTCTTGCAGTAGGTTTCTTCCTTGGTTTTTTCTTTGATTTCTTTTTGGTGGCTGCAGCTTTATTTACTGCATCAAATTTTGATTCTGTTTCCTTAAATTCTTTCTCATCATCCGTCATTGGAACTGAAGCATTATATTCTGCTACTTCTTCTGGTGTGGCATGAGCAGCATCAAATTCTTCATCCTTTTCACCACGTATATCATCTAAAACATCATCCAATCCTTCAGGTATCTCTTCTTCAGATGCTTTTTCTTCAGCTGTTTTTTCTTCTTTTATATCATCTACTACTTCCTTTATATTATCCTCCCCTATATCCTTTACTACTTCCTCTACCTTTTCCTTCGCTGCCTTCAATTCCTCAATCTTCTTCTCAAGTGCAAGAACACGAACCAAAGTTTTCCTTTGCATTCCAAAGGACTTGCTTAATGTCTTATGTAAATCAGCAATTTGAATAGGTAACTTTTTTTCAAGCTCTTCAACTCTACCCTCTAACTTAAAATGAGGATCATGAGCACTCCTTAAAGATTGTATTAGATTTTGGTTTCCTTTAGGCATTCGCTTGTTGCTGTTTGAGTTTCTCTTCCTCTAAGTGTGCTCTCAACATCTCAACATACACGTCCCTTTCCCAAGGAATCATGTTTTCAATCTCAGTTAATGAATATTTATGATACTGCATGAGAGAAAAATTAAGTTTAAAATAATTTTCCAGACTCATGTATATCATTCCTATCCGAAAAAACTTGAAAGTCCCTCCAATACAACTTCATTCTCTACTTTAGTCTTAGGATTCTTAAACTTGACTGTATGAGAAAGTTTAGGCATAGTCTCAAAGAAAGTTTCAATCTCTTTAAACTGAGAGGAATTCATTTGATCCAAGAAAGAAGTAATCTCCTTCTTAGTGCAATCAGCGGCTGCCCAAACCTCTTCTTCATTATAAATTTTATCTATACATGAAGCAATCAAATCAAAGGACTGATCCATATTTGCATCTTGCCCAAAATCAAAATTATTTTTAATAAACTCTGCAAGAGAAGGATACTTCATCTCCATCATCAAGTTAGAATCTAATTTAATTTGCTTGGTATGTTCATCGTTCTTTACTACTTTGATGTCATCAATAAGAACCTTCACGGGAACATAAGTTTCATTGTCATCAGGGCAAAGAAGTTTAACTTCAAGATCTTCTCCGACAGACTTACCCCGAATATTAAGGAACAAATACTCAATATCAAATGTAGGAAGAGTATCTACTTTAATTCCTTTTGTCTGAATACAAGACTTTATAACATTCTTGATAGCAGTCGTTATTTCTTTTACATCTTCTCCTTCTAAAGCTAAAACCAATAATTTCTCTTCTTTAACTAAAAAAGGTCTATATTGAATTGTTTGTCCAGTCGAAGGTAATTCCAACTCATACGTCGGGGTGGCAATCTTTGGTAAAGGCATAATATCCTATAGAAATTTCAGTGTATTTTATTTAGCAGGTTTACTAGAATACTGGATAAGGAGCTTGTTTAACTCTTGTTGCATTAGTAATATATCTACTAAAGTTAAAATTAACAGTACATTTTAATGTCTGTGCTGCTTCATAAGTAACAGGCATTGCATTAATACTGATAGGATATGCATTTAAAAACTCATATTCTAAAGAAGGTGACTTATAATCTCTCTCAAATTTCTTAATTTGAATTATTGTTTGATACTGTCTTGGAAAGTTTACTCTATAAAAATAATTTGGATTAGCACTATCCTGTTCATTAACAATATATCCAATCCATGTTTCAAAAAACTGTATCTGCTTATAATCCCTATCAACTAAAAAAGTAAAAGATGCAGTGGTATCATATTGCCTTCTATGAACATGTCTCTCTGTTATTCCAGTATGATCATTAGTAAGTTCAGCAGTAGCTAAAGAAGTTCCAGGTAAAGAGGCCTCTATGCACGACAAAGTATAATCCAAATCAGACCTTGAATTAGGAATTAACCCATTAGTTGCATTTTGACCTGTTGGTCCTTCTATTCCTCCAGCAATAGCAGATGGGGGATTAAACCAACATTCATAATGTGTAGTTAACGCAGTATTTAAAATAGAAGATTTTAACCTCTCTACTGCGGTTGGTTGAGGGGTACGCATTATAGACCCATAAATATTACTACTTGATATATTATGTAGTCAAGATAAATGGGAGAAAGTAAAAAAAGTTTATTTAAACCCATATTTCCCAAAAAATACAAGGGAAATCCAAATAATATTATATGCCGTAGTACTTGGGAAACCAAATTCTGCAACTATTGTGATCTAAATGAAAATATTCTTGAGTGGGGAAGTGAAGAATTCTATATTAAATATGTCTCTCCTCTTGATAATCGGTTTCATAAGTATTATCCAGACTTTATTATTAAGGTCAAGGAAAGTACAGGTCAAATTAAAACTTATGTGATTGAGGTAAAACCCAAAAAGCAAACTCGACCTCCTAAAAAGAAAAAGAAAGTGACTCAATCATATCTCTATGAATGTAAAACCTATGCTGTTAACACGGCTAAATGGGCAGCAGCCAGAGAGTTCTGTAATGATAGAAAAATTGAATTCAAAATCATTACCGAACAAGAACTAGGAATATATCATGGTAGATAGTTTTCTTCCTGAAGAGAATCCTTTTAATGAGGAGTATTTTGAACAATATTCCCAACAAGTAGGTGATAATAGAATTGCACCTATCAAAGAAGAATTGAAGGAGATGAGTGATCCTGAAGAGATGATGCTTCTTATCATGGATACCTTAAAAGATGTAGAAGTAGTGCCTGACGTAGGACAATATTATACATTCATTTACACTGCCAAAACTCGCAGAATGCAATATGATCAACATCCCCTTGTCGCAGTAACTGATATACAAAGATGGGGATTTAGAGGTATCAATTATCACTGGGGTAAATTCAGAAACTATACATGGGAAGAGATCGGAGGAGTCCTCTATGTGGTTCGACCCAGTGAAATAAATGACCTACGTGACATATCTTATGCTTATTTCTTAACAACACTATAAATAACTAAAAAATAATTTAATGTCTCAATATAAGGGCAACGATACCAGTTTCAAACCCAATTATGCCGTGGCGGGAGAAACTAAAACTCCTATTAATGTGGTAGCCACATCAATGGAGATTGGTGGGGAGGTTGTTGAAGGATATCAATCTACATATGCAAATGGTACATCTAAATGGACAGCAGCAGTTCATCAAGATCAAGTATGGGATACAACGAACGTAGATAGATCAACATTTACAGGAACTTATAATCAAAGTACAGGAAAATGGACATGGGAACCAACAACTACAAATAGTATTAAAAATTTAGCTAATGACTGGAAAGGAACTGGAGTTGATTATGAAAGAATATCGCAAGCAGAAATAGAACAGGCTTTTTATAATAACAAAAGTAATAACCTTCAACAAAAATTATCTACAGAACAAGCAAATGCATTAATAGAAGAATATGGTTCAGAAAATTTAGCAACAGTTAATAATGGTAGGTTTGCAGGTTTACCAGGAATACAAGGAACGGCTTCAGGAACTTCAAACACCACTGAAGATTTCAGCGTCAGTGAAATCAACCAGTCTAATGTGGCTAATATAAAAGCACCAAAAACAAGAAAAAAATATGGAGATTATTTCTATCCTGCGGATCTATCATCAAATAAACAGGATAGAATTAGATTCACAATGAAGCAAAGTACAGGGCAAGTAATAGATCCTTCAATTAAAGAAAATGTATCAGTTAGACAAAGAAAATCTGGTGGCATAGAAGGATCCGTAACTCTACCCATTCAATCTGGTATTAAAGATCTAAACTCTGTGTCATGGCAAGGATCTACTATGAATCCTCTCCAAGCCTTTGGTGCTGCCAAAGCTTTGAATATAATCGATGCTGCAGGAACGGAAGGTAAAAGTGTAGTAGATGAAGCAGGAAATGCATTAAAGAGTGGGGGAGACATGCTCAAAGACCCAGAGGTAATGAAGGGAGTCAATGCAATGATTGCAGGTAAAGCAGCACAAACCCAAAATTTATTATCAAGGTCAACAGGTGCTATTGCTAACCCAAATATGGAATTGCTTTTTGATGCTCCTGCTCTAAGAGCATTTGATTTTACATTTACAATGTCTCCAAGAGATGGTGATGAAGCACAACAAATAAGAAATATTATTAATTTCTTTAAACAAGGGATGTCAGTAAAAACCACCTCTACTAATATATTTCTGAAAGCACCTAATTATTTTGAAATTGATTATACGACTTATGATGACCAAGGACAAGCACAGAAACATCCTTCTCTTAATATAATTAAAACCTGTGCATTATTATCATGTTCAGTTGACTATACGCCAAATAACACTTACATGACATATAGTGATCCTCAACGAAGTATGGTTCAATATACAATGAATCTACAATTTAATGAACTTGATCCAATATATGAACTGGATTATTATGATACTCTTGGTATGCAAGACGGCACAAACAAACAATTAATAGGTTATTAAAATGTCAGCTTACTTCCGCAACATTCCAAATTTTGAATATGTAAACAGACTGCCAGAATCTCACAGCAGTTCAGAATATCTTGAAGTAAAAAACCTTTTTAAAAGAGGAAAAATTAGAGATGATATATTTAAAGATGTTACCTATTTTACCAAATACAGCATTCAAGGAGATGATAGACCCGATAATGTTGCTTTTCAAGTCTATCAAGATTCAAAATTAGATTGGGTAGTTCTTTTAGCAAATAATATCATCAACATTCAAGATGAATGGCCTCTTACTCAAGAATCATTTGAAAATTATCTTCTCCACAAATACGAGAACCAGCAAAATATACACAGCATTCATCATTACGAAAGTAAAGAAGTAAAAGACAGTCTTGGAGCTACTATTCTAAAAGAAGGTCTTCAAGTTCCAAAAAATTTCTCAATGAAATTTCTTGATTCTAACTTAGGAACCTATACAGAAATAGGAGGGGCTGGAAATCCTATAACATCAGAAGTAACTAATTATGAGTATGAAGTAGACCTTCAAGATAAAAAAAGACAAATATACCTATTAAAACAAAATTATCTCAATATAGTTCTTACTGATATGGATCGTATGATGCCATATAAAACGGGTTCCACCCAGTATGTGAGTGAAACCCTAGTTAAAGGAGAAAATATTAAAATATATTCTTAATTATTCCTCTGCAAGTTTTTGGAAATAAGAAAGAGCATCATCCTCATCTGAACTAGCAGATGCTACAGGAGCAGCAGCTACAGGTTCTTTACGAGCATTAAAGTCTGGTGCATAAGAACCACGACTGTTATCTTCCTCTGCTACCTCTTCGTCTATACGACGTGCAGGTTGCTTATTACCTAAAACATAGTCCAAACGCTTCTTCAGGTCATCATATGACTTGAATTGGTCTGGTGCGGTGACAGCAGTGAGTGAATACTGCTTCTTCCACAATGCCTCTAGTGCATCATCGTCATCAAGCAATGGTGATACTGAATCGAACTCTGACTTATCATAGTTCCAGTAACCATCTTTCTTAACGATTTTCAATTTGAAATTAGCACCTTGCCAGAAGTCAAAAGGATTAATCGGAGTCTCATCCTCAAATTCAGGTTGCATGGATTCCATGACCTTATCAAAGATTTTCTTACCAAATTTATATAAGAAGACTTTACCCTCATTTTGAGGATTAGTAGGATCCTTTACGACATAGATGTTTGCATAGTAAGAAAGCTTACGCTTCTGCTTACGAACTACATCTTTATCTGACTCATTACCACTATTCCATAATTCACGATTATATTCAGAAACAGGATCTTTACCACCAGTAGTAGTTAAAGAATTTTCAATATACCATCCACCTGGTCCTTGAAATGCATGTGAATACATCTTTGCCCAAGGGATATCCTCTCCATTAGGAGCAGGAAGGAATCGAATAACGGCATAACCGTTACCTGTTTTATCAAGTTCTGGTTTCCAAAGGCGATCATCACCTCCTCCACCATTGTTCATCTTCTCCACTTCTTTGACCAATTTAGAAGTCAAAGATCCTAGAGAGGATTGTTTTTTTAAGTCTGAAAATGACATTTAGATTTTTATTGAGATTTGGCTTGTGTGTACCTTTTTAGTATATCAAGTTAAAGGTTCTTTGTCAATGTTTTTTTTCATCATACTTACCATATTATTCATATTGGCAAATAAAATATTCATGTCCACATTAGTAGGAAGACCCATTTGACGAGCACCTTCTAAAATGCTTTTTTTCATTTCTTTAGCTTGAGGATCATCTGATAAACTAACACGAGTATAAAGAACTCGTTGCTTATTTAAAAGTTTCTCCAGAATAGCAACATGATATAATTGATCGTCTTTTGACATTGTGGGAAATTTGAAGACATTAGTATAAACCTCCTCTTGGAGTTCATGTATCTCTGCCATTTCTGCACGGACAACTTCAGAATCGAAAAAGCTCATAGGACAGTTTGTTTAAGAATCTTTTTATACTTGGGTACATCTATATTTAGGAAAGGTTTATACTTTTTCATCTTTTTACTTACGGTTTCCCAGATAGGATCATTCAATTTCTGATCAAAATCTTTTCTATAGTCAAATACAGAATCACAGATTACAAGAGTTTCGAGTGATATTTTCCCACCAAGATAATTTCTTAAAATAGGTGGATGTCCCTCAGAACAGTCAAATACATCATTTACCTCATTATCCTCAAAAAGCAAATTTATCTCTTCTTTAAAAATATACGAAAGTGACTGAATTTTCTTTTTCCAGTCAATATAGCGATTTTCCCCTTCTTTGATCATTTCACCAATCCACATAGTTGCGGGATCTGTGGTGTGTATGAAATTAGAGACGAAAAACTCTTCTACCTCTTTATCGTTTTTTTGCCTTGCAAACTTTTCAAACCAAAATCGATCCTTTCTCTTATAAAAGGCTTGTTGAGTTGCTCTCGTCTTACCACGATACTTGATATAATCATAATGATCTTTAGTAAAGTGATTCTTCAACGAGAGATAACAACGATATGCATCAAAAGGCATCATTCTTCATTCTGTATCAATTCTTTCCAATGTGCATACATCGCACCGTAGATCATTCCCTCATGGGCTCTGATCTTTGATCCGTCCAACAGTTCCAATTCCCTCTTTGATAATTGTCTTGGGGTCATGTCCCTGTATTCCTTCTCCCAGTTTGGGATTCTTTTTATGTAATTCATTGGATAATTGACGTTCAATTTCAAATTCTAAATCAGATAATGAGGATGTCAAATATTCTTGATACTCATTATCTTCAATAAGATCATATAAATGAGCAATGTGCTCCAGAGCAAAGACTAACTTAGTCTGTTGATTCATTTTAGGCATTATCCACTATTCTTCTTATCTTGGATTTCTGCACGTCTTGCTTTTGCAAGTTTAGTCAATTCACCAAGTGCTTTACGTGCTCTCGTACCTGCGACTTTAACACCCTTATCTTCAAAAGATTCAGATTCGGCAATATAAGAGTTGAAAGACTCTAGGATTTGTTCATGTAAGGTCATTTTCTTTATTTAAAAAAAGTAATAGGGCAAAAAAAGCTTGGAGTTTTTTTTCCGCCTTTTTTGGAATTAAAAGCTAGCCTCCCCTGAGGCTAAAAAATTAATTTCGCACGACTAGTTCGCTTTAAAAAATTTAACTCTTGGGCCTCGTACTTTATCTTCTCCTTTAACGGTTTAGATATAAGTTTAGGAACTGATTCCAAATCAATACTATTCTGCTCACAGAAATGAATGATAGCATCAATGTAATTAAGGTTACCATTTTCATGGACCAAAGATTCTATCTCCTGTGCGAACCTAGACGGACAGAAAAATTTATTTTCAAGTGCCTTCTCTAGTTCATTCTCCATTCTGGGACCTAGTATTGTGATGTACAAATTCTTTAATATATCGAACTAGAAGTTTAATATAATCCCCTTTGTTCCTTTTGTCAAATACTTTTACTTCACCTGAAGGAGTTACCATCAAAGTAATAAGTTTTTTAACAGGGATTTCAGTTAGTTCATAGTAAGCAGCAGCATAAAAAGTCTCCTGTACGAAATAGTTTTCCAACCACTTCTCAGGTTTAATCTTCTCAGATGTCTTAAAGTCTATGACTGCTAACTCGCCTTCATACTCCGCTATACAATCAACTCTACCTGCAAGACCAAGGTACTCAGAGTAAAGGGTTCTCTCTATAGCGTGTATGTTATTTATCTTATCCAGATATGGTGCTGCATGATGAAACATGAACTTGGTTGCTGGTCTATAATCATCCCAGTTAAGTTCTTTGTTCTCTAGATATGCCTGTGCTGCCTCATGAAAATCAGTCCCACGAGCAGTGGCTTTCTTTGTAATTCTATTTGCTTCTTCTATACCTACTTTCTTCCTCCACTTAATAAAGATATCACGATTATAAAAGGATGTTACTGATGTAATAGAAGGAACCCACTGACCATCAGGTAGTTGATACAACCTACAACCAGGAGTTTCTTTCTTTTCTAATTCAAGTTCACCTAAGAAATTACAATGAGTAAAGGTCATAAATTAAGTTCCAGTTTCGCAAGTAAATATTCCTTACACAAACCTGATCTTACAATATCCTCAACACCAAATTCAATGATGTCAACTGATGGCATGATACGAAGGATTTGCATGAAATCATGAATACCATTCCTCTCATTTTGCTTAATCAAATCAGTCTGAGTAGCATCACCACAGAACATTATTTTTGTGTCTGTACCGATCCTTGTTATTATACTATCTAATTCATGATAATTCAAGTTCTGGAATTCATCTACAATAATGATAGCCTTATCTAATGTTGTACCACGAATGAATGATGTGCTCCAAAAGTCAATAGTATCTTGACCCTTAAGATTACCATAGAGCATTTGGAAGTCTGCATCTGATGGCATCTCAAACATATACTTCACCATATTCTTATAAGGAATCTGATAAAGTGATGACTTATCTTCATGGTCACCAGGTAAGAATCCAATCTCTCTGGTGGCAACAAGTGACCTTACAATATAAATTTTATCATAAGGAGTGCTTGGATCTAGTACCTCTTGCAGAGCATTATAAAGAGTGATGAATGTCTTACCAGTTCCTGCTGCACCATAAGCAACAAGATTCTTTCCTTTCTTATAGGAGTCAAATAATTTTTTCTGATTATCGGTGAGGGGTTCGATGTCCCTCATCATATCAGTATTAATGGGTTTCTTTCTTTTCATCTGCTTAGATGTTAATCCTACACCTATAGGTTGATCTGCTTTCTTTTTTCGTGCCATATTAATCAGCCATGGCCTCCGACTCAGTTGTACCAATATTTTTGGTTCTTGCTAATCTTCCAGAGATACCTCCAGATTTTTCAGCACTCTTGAGAATGTCACCCCATCCAGGATTCTTATTAACAACTTTATCTCTCCATTCACCAAGTTCAACTCCCATCAGAGGCATACTGGTAGGATCAGAATAATCACGAGACCAATCAGGGTTATCAGCACACCACTGATCCCAATCATGGACACTCATCATAATTTCTTTCTGTTCACCAGTTTTCTGATTAACAACAGGGTACGTAGCCATACAAATCTTAATAGGGTTTACGATTATTTAGGAAATCCAGTCAAGAGCTTCCGCAACAGTAGGAAATTGCTCTTTAAAAATAGAACGAACTCCTTCTGCTACTGCCATATGCTCCTTCTGTGTTCCGTGTGCAGAACGTAGGTCAATGTAATGTACCCATGATCTTACAGAACCAGTCATATAGATTCTTGTAGGAGTAGCAAGAGGTAATACAAACCTTGCACACTCCTTTGCTATACCTGCATCCAACATCTCTTTATACAGGTGCATTCCATCTACAAAATGCTTCTGCATCTTGGCATTAAAATGCTGTACCACAAGAGGATCTACATCATCAATACTATTCTGACGATTCTTATCATCTTGTCTCCTAAGTTCTGGTAAAGGAATTTCCTTACCCAACATACTACTATCAGCATACCTTTGAGAGAACTCTTGGTATGTAAATGATCTATGACGTAGTATCTGTGCAGCAAGTCCTCTGGTAGTATTGATCTCTACCGTCATGAATGCTTGCTCAAAGACACTCCAGTGACCGTGCTGGATGCAATACTTAAGAAGACCAGCAAACTTATCATTGTCTTGGTTCTTAGGGTTGCTAACACGGGCCACGTATGCCATGTGCTTTTCAGCATCAGGAGTGACACTAACTAATTTAATTTGGGAATGCATCGTTGTCTTCGTATTCAAAGGACTCGTCGTAATCAGTAGGGGGAGAAGAAAATGCAGGAGTATCCGTTTCTAACTCAGCATAAATTTCATTCTCTAACTCATCTACAATCTCTTTAAGAGCTTGTACTAGAACTTTAAATTTTGCTTTGTTCATTAAATCTCACTAGATCGTCTGTCTATATCTGACATCGTATGACTTGACTTAAAATATTTGTTTATAACTTCTACTTGATCATCATATCTAGCAATTTTATCCAACTCAACTTGAATTGCCTCAGTAATATCAGAATGCTCTCCAATACCTGCTGGATGTTCCAAGTATACTTCTACGTTTGCTCTATGCTTTGCAATCTCTCCTTGTGCATGTGCTAAGACTGCTCTTAATAATTGTTCTCTCATATGTAGTGCCATGATACTCGTTCTCCTCAAGTTAATTATATATTAAAAAAGGGGGTATGTAAACCCCCTTGTCATCTAACTCTTAGAAGCGAACTTACGTTCTACTTTGATACCACGATACATTAAATCATGGTTTCTTTTTTGAGCTTCTGCTTGTACCATTTGACGGTACGCTTCAGAGTCGTACTTGACTCCACGGTAAGTGACTTGTGCCATTGGCTTTCTCCAAAGTAGTAGGGATTTTTGCCCCGTTCCTTCAGTCGGCATTTGCGTCCCCGTAGGGATGAACGATCCGTTCCGTGTCGGCTTACTTGCGACCTCTTCTGAGGTTGAACGATTGTGTTAATAATAACACATGTATACTATATAGTCAAGTAAAACTGTATCAAACGATACTATTTGCAATACTTTGTGCAGATTTGTTAACTTCTATTAACTTCATAGCCCATATTCGGTCTTCTAAACTTACTTCTTCCTCAGATTTAATTGCATTACAAATTTCTGTAAGACGTAATCTATAATTGGTACTTAACATAGTCCAATAAAATAAACGATAGGTAACTAATATCATTATTCACTATCATCATTCATTAATTCATCAACCATTTTACTAATCATCTCTTCCGTCTCATCCATACTCTGTACAGCAAAGAGAGAAGACTTTCTATACTTCTGGATCTTTTTATACTTCTTAACTATCTTATCAATTTCAGCCTTCGATACCTTCACATTTAATTGACCACCTTGATTGGCAAATCCCAATCCACTCTCCTCTTTACCTTTTTCAGACTCTAGATATTCATTGATGTTGTTCTGAATCTCACCTTCAATGATGTCATTTATTTGATCCCTAATTTCATCACTCATCGTCTTTCATCCTCCTTTTTCTTCTTTTTCTTTCAGGTGGTTTAACATTCCATAGATTAGGTCTAATTGTACCATGACCATATACAATTGATTGAACTGCACCCTTTCCATACTTATCATAATACATATCAAACACATTTGCCATCTTCTCTGAACGAGTCACATCTAAATGTTCCTTACCATCTACAATATACGTTACATTAAATGCATCACTAGGAAGACTCCTATCGGCTGCTTTATCTTTTGTAGTTTTTTCTAAAACAATCTGACAAGAATATTGGTCTGTATTTTTCTCAATTTTCTTAGGTGGTTCTGCTTTCTTCTCTGTGGTTGTGGTCATGAACGTCCTCCCCATTGAATATCTGGATATGCTTTCTTAACCATATCATATGTAATATTATACTTCTCTTCAAGAGCTTTGTCTTTTACTAAGCAAACTATTTCTGCCTCATCAGGATGAAGTCCCTCAAGCATCTGAATGAACATAGTCTCTCTACGCATCGAACTCAACTTATCATTACCACCTTTCACAAAATGATAAAGATTTTTCCACTCTCTACGTAAAGAAGTATGGTCTGTGCCTACAGGAACCTCATTCTTATTATAAGGAACTGTTCCTTCAGGAATCATAGAAACAACAGTCTGATCAAAATTCCAAATAAGAATAGATTTCAAGGCATCACTTGAATACTCTTCTAAAATTTCTATTTTTTTTGCCTTGGTTCTTTGCTTATCTACAAGTTCAAGAACTTCATGTATAAAAGGATTAGGAGGAAGTTTAACTGCTGTCTTCCTAGTCGTCGTTTTCTTCGTCGGTGTCATGTGTTTCAATTCTTAGGGCTAAAATTTCATCGGGAAGAACATTCCCATTTGCATCAAACATTTCTGGATGAGTGTAAACCGTTTGAGGAGTTGTTTCATATGAATGCTGTCTTGCCATCCATCCTATCATACCTCCCACTAATAATGCAAGTATAGACATTACTGTCATAAGTGTCAATGATACTACAAGTGTTTCTGACATGGCACTGCTCCAGATAGTTATTTTTTTCTTATGTCCAAGTAAAAATTAAAGTGAAAAATAATTTCTCTATTCCAAAGAGCAATCAAATTTCCAAACTTTACTTGAAATGTTTTAGGTTTTTCGGGTTTCTTCTTCCTCCTTAGTAATAATTCTACACCCCGATTGATCTCGGTTGTGTCTTTATTTAGAGTTTTTTTTGCGTCTTCCTGGTCTTTTGTCATGTCTATACCTCACTGCATCTTCAAGAATACCTCCAAGGTATGCTTTTATTTTACGTGCTTGAGGTTTAGAGATATGTCCATAAGCCTCACGCAATTGTTTATGATCGTTGTCAGCACCTCCTTTAATATATTCTTGTAGTTCTATTATTTGATCAGAGATTTCCTTTGCGGTAGAACTCTGAAGAAAAGCATCTACTTCTACTTTTTTTGTTTTACGATATTCTAGAAACTGATAAAACTTTAATTGCATCTTGCCATCAAACGCAAGTTCAATGGCATGTTCAATCATGTCATATACCGTTTCAAAGTCATCAACTTTTTTCATCAGACTAATTTGTTCTCCTTTAGATACTGAACTGTCTCTGTACATCCACCGATGTGCTGTATGTCATTTATTACTACCTGAGGAAAGGTAGATCCTTGACCAAATTGATGGTAAAAACCTTCTCTATTAAAATCCTCACCTAAAGTATAAGTGACATGTTCTAACTTAGATAACTCTAACACCTGTTTAACCTTATCGCAATAAGGACATCCATTTTTAGAATAAACAGTGAATTTCATATACCTATTTAAAAATTTATTTATTGTTAGCAACTACTGAGGCCCAATCGGCATCAAATAATTGCAATCCTTTGTCTGTAAGAACATGGTTGTACATCTTCTCAAAAACTGTTGGTGGCATCGTTACTACCTGAGCACCAAGGGCAAAAGAAGTAGAGACTGCTTTCACTCCTCTTATAGATGCAGATAGAATCTGAGTTTTGATCCAATGCTTACTATAGATCTCAGCAATGTCACTAATTACATCTAACCCATTAACTGAGTTATCGTCAAGTCTTCCTACAAATGGTGAAACATATGTAGCACCTGCCTTCGCAGCCAGTATTGCCTGTGCAGCATCAAAAATCAATGTAACATTAACCTTTGTACCATCTTTTGCTAACTGATTACAAACATAAAGACCATCTGGTGTACAAGGAACCTTGATGGTTGCTACTTCTTGGAACTTAGTGGCAAGTCTACGACCCTCAGAGGTCATCTCTTCACGAGTTCCGACTACTTCCATACTAATGTCTCTTACACCTGCTTCAGCGAGTTCCTGGTACACATCCTCAGGATCTCTACCACTCTTCATAATCAGGGTAGGATTAGTTGTTACTCCATCAATAAGTCCAGTCTCAAAATGTTCAAGAATGGTTGAGACATCTGCTGTGTCTAAAAATATTTTCATAAGAATAATTTACCTAGAGTATCTATAAAAAGAAATAAAAAAGGAGACCCTTTTGTGAGGGTCTCCATATTGTATCAGGTTGTTTGAATTTTATCAACCAACTGATGGAGCAACAAGTGCAACCTCAGATGTCTCAGCAGTTGCTAAGTCAAGTGGGAAGTTGTGTGCATTTCTTTCATGCATAACTTCCATACCAAGGTTTGCTCTGTTAAGAACATCACCCCAAGTAGGAACAACCTTACCTGATGAGTCTACGACTGACTGGTTGAAGTTGAAACCGTTAAGGTTGAATGCCATTGTGCAGATACCCATTGAGGTTAACCATACACAGATAACAGGCCATGATGCTAGGAAGAAGTGAAGACTTCT